AATACAAGTTATACTGACGCTGCATAGGAGATAAAATATGGCATCAACATACACACCTTTAGGGGTAGAACTTCAAGCAACTGGTGAAAACGCCGGTACATGGGGGACGAAAACTAATACTAATTTACAAATTATAGAACAAATTTCTGGTGGTTTTACAGCACAATCAATTGCTGGTGGTGCGGATACTACAGCGCTCACTGTTTCTGACGGATCAACTGGAGCAGTAATGTCTCACAGAATGATTGAGTTCACTGGAACTATTACAGGAAACCAAGTAGTAACAATTCCTTTAGATACACAAACTTTTTATTTTTTAAGAAATTCAACATCAGGTGCATACACAGTACAGTTTAAATACACTTCAGGATCTGGAGACAGTTTTACTTTTGCAGCAACTGATAAAGGTGATGCTCTTGTATTTGCTACTGGAAATGATGGAACTAACCCAGACATTTATACTTTACCAGCTGGTAATGTTACAACTACAGGAACACAAACTTTAACAAACAAAACTTTAACATCACCTAAAATAGGCACATCTATCTTAGATACAAACGGAAATGAACTAGCTTTACTTACAGCTACAAGTTCTGCAGTAAATGAATTTACAATTGCAAATGCAGCAACAGGAAACGATCCAACATTATCTGCAACAGGTGGTGATACAAACATCGACATAGCTATTGTACCAAAAGGATCTGGAGAAACTGTTTTTGGAACAGGTTCAGCTGCAGCAGCAATTACAACAAGCGGAACACAAGATTTAGTTTTAGATACAAATTCAGGCACTAACTCTGGTAATATTACAATTACAGATGGAGCAAACGGAGATATAACTATATCCCCTAATGGAACTGGAGTTGCTAAAGCAGTAGATGGAGGAGACAACACAGCTGCAATAAAAATTGCAGGAAAAGAAACTATTTGGGTTCCAGCTTCGGCTATGTATCCTAATACTACAAGTGGATGTGCACCTCTTGCTCAAACAGAATTATCAAATGGACCTGAACTTAAAACTTTAGATTTTGACAAAGATTCAGATGAGTTTGCACAGTTTGCGGTTGCTTTTCCTAAATCATGGAATGAAGGCACAGTAACTTTTCAAGCATTTTTTACAGCAAACACAACAAACACTGGAACTACAGCATGGGCTTTGCAAGGTGTTGCATTAGCAGATAACGGAGATTTAAACACTGCGTTTGGTACTGCGGTTTTACCTACGGCAAAAGCAATGAGTGGTACAGCAAATGACTTAGCGGTTACAGCAGAAAGTGGAGCTGTTACAATAGCAGGCTCACCTAGCACAGATGAATATGTGTTTTTTCAAATCTCTAGGGACGTATCAGCAGACGATTTAACAGCTGATGCAAAACTTTTAGGTGTTAAATTATTCTTTACTACTGACGCTGCTAACGACGCATAATAGGTATAGATATGAGAGATTTAAAAAATAAACTTACTCCAGGTAAGAACACTAGAAACATTCAAAGAAGAAAAGGTAAATCTTTTGGATATCAAATTTTAGGTTTTGGTTCTTCAAGTGGACTTCCAGCTGGAATAGGTTTATTTGCTGGGGGAGGTACACCATCTCATACTCAAAACATCGATAAAATTTTAATGACATCAACAGGATCAGCAACTGATTTTGGAGATTTAGTAAGTTCATTTAATGAAAACAATTCTTCTTGTGGTTCTTCAACCAGAGGATTACATGGTGGTAATGTTTCTGGAGGAAATCCAGGAACAACGAAGATAGATTATTCTACTTTTGCAACAGCAGGTAATGCAATTTTTTTTGGAAATTTAGATGAATCTGGTGGAGAGGGTGGTTCAAATAATGGAGGAATTTCTAATGAAACTAGAGGAATTTGGTACGGTGCGTTTAACTCATACACTGCTGGACCATCGGCAGAAACTGATACTTTTGCAGATAAAGTTATTCAATATGTAACTATTGCATCAACTGGAAACTCAGCTGACTTTGGAGATATGATAAAAGCTAAATACGGACAAAACCAAGGTTGTTGTTCTACAACTAGAGGAATACTATTTGGTGGAACTTTTTATGGTGGGCCTTCTTTTGGACAACCACAAACTACAAGAACAACAAATGTAGTTGAATACATAACAATTGCATCAACTGGAAACTCAAATGATTTTGGAGATTTATCCACAGGAGCTGAAGGAAATGGTTCTGGATCAAGTTCAACCAGAGGTGTTTTAAGTTTAGGAAATGCTAGTGCAGCTATTCCACCTTCTAACTTTGTTAACACAGTAGAATATGTAACAATTGCATCAACTGGAAATACAACGGACTTTGGAGATGCGACAGTGACCGCCGCAGCAAGATCAGGTAATTCAGACTCAATTAAAGTTTTTTTTGGTGGTGGACAAACTCCAAGTAATATTAATACTGTAGATCAAGCAACTATTGCATCCACTGGAGATTTAAGTGATTACGGAGATCTAACACAAGCTGTAAGTAGAATGGGTTTTGCTTCAAACTCGCATGGTGGCTTATAGTTTTTAAAATGTCTAAAAATTTAAGTTTAGAAAATATTTCTAATTTACCAAATATTAAAAAAGAGTATAAAAATATGCTAAAGCATATTAAAAATACTTTACCAGCTATTAAAAAAACATCTTCTAATTTTCATAAATCACACTCTCAGTTTATGGGTGTTATGTTAGATGTAACAGCCCTTACTCCTGTGCGATCAATTAAACATACTCTTGCAGAAATAGAAAAAACAAGAGCAGCTTTAGAAGAAGCACAATTAAAATTAATGGAGAATAGAATTTTAATTAAAAAACATGAAAAAAAATTAAATTCATCAGAATTAGATGAGCTTCAAATAGAACATTTACAGTTAAAAATTTTAAGATTACAAGTAGCTGAAAGTAATATTATGAATGCTGTTCAAGGAGCTGTTAGAAAAATGTCTTTTTTTACAACTCAATATAAATCTATATTAAAAAAAATAGGTAAAGAGGACATTACTGAAGAAGAGTACGAAAAAGAAGAAGTTCGTTATCATATTATGACTTGTCTTAAACAGGCCTTAAATGCTGCTCGTTCTCGAGGTGGAGTTATTGATGAAGGAAACTTGATTTATCTCTTCGATATAGGTATAAACAGTGCACAGGCTCAAGCTGAAATTTATGCTTATTTGCAAATAGAAAATAAGTTGATGAAAGAAGGTAAAGAGCCTACTCATGAAATGACTATGCAATGGTTAGAAACATGCGCAGATAAATTTTCAGGTGAAGCAAAGAAATTTGCAGAGCGAAGAGGATTCAAACTGTACGATGAAAAATCGCTTAATAGTAAACTATTAAATAATAAGGAGAAACCAAATGGCAAATAAGATTGTTAAATATCAATTAGACAACGGTGTAATTCCAACTTGGATTGCAGACGGTGGTTATTACCCTGATGCAAACAAAGTAATGATCGGTGCAACAGTAGATGGTTCTACTGAAACTGGAGAAGGAGAGCTTACAAGTCAAGAAAATGTTGAATCGTATTTAAATACATATACATCAACTTGGACTCAAAGAACTTATAATCCTATGGATCAAAATGAAACAGAACCGTTTGATCAAGCACAAGCTGCAACTAAAATCTGGGCTAAAAAAATAGATTAAGTGATCAATAATTATTAATGATAAAAAGAGAACTTTTACAAGTTTTTCCAACACCTGTTTTAATATTAAAATATGAAAACAGTTTAGATAAAGAAATAAAGTTTGTTGAGAAATTAAAATTGCAATTAAATGGTGGCGATAATGGCAACTATAAAACAGAAAATACTTACATTTTAAAATCTAAAAAATTAAATAAGATTAAAAAATTTATTGAAGAATCAATCAAAATTTTTTCAGAAGATATTCTTGGTTGTGAAGACAAGCTTTATATAACTCAATCATGGGCTAATTCTAATCCTAAAGGTTCTTTTCATCATGCTCATACACATTCTAACTCTATTATTTCGGGTGTGTTTTATTTAAGAAAAAGTAAAGACAACCCACCAATTCTTTTTAATAAAACTGCTGATACATCAATATCAATAAAATCAAAAAAATTTAATACTTTTAATAGTGGACAATTATTAATACCTGTTAATGAAGGAGAGTTAATTATGTTTCCATCAAATTTAAATCATAATGTACCTGTTAATAAATCTGACACTGTAAGATTAAGTTTATCTTTTAATACTTTTGCTAATAAATTAGGAGACAAAAACACTTTAACGGAAGTAATTTTTTAAAATGAACGTAAATGATTACATACATGTAAAAAACTATATACCTAAAAAACTTTGTAAAGATCTTGTATCTTTTTTAAAAAAACAAAAGTGGACTAAACATACCTGGTATAATATAGCGACTAATACTGAAACCTCTGAAGATACTAAAGAATTAAATGTTTTATATTGTGATCAAAATATACAAAATATTTTAAGTGAATATATCGTAGCTTCTTTTAAAGATTATAATAATAAATATAATGTTAATAAAGATAATGATAAAACACCTTTTTTCTGTTCTAGTTTTTCTCCCGTAAGATTTAATCAATACAAAAAAGGAACTTTAATGAGAAAACATTTTGATCATATACACAGCATCTTTGATGGAAAAAAAAGAGGTATTCCTACTATATCTATTATAGGCATATTAAATGAAGATTATCAGGGCGGAGAACTGGTAATAAATGACAAAAAAATAAAAACCAAAATCGGAGATATTGTAATATTTCCTAGTTGTTTTATGTACCCACATGAAATAAAAGAAATCAAAAAAGGAACAAGATATTCATTTATCACTTGGGGTTTCTAGATCCCATAATCAAGACTAAACTCTTGCTTGAAATTACGGATATGCTAATATACGTAAAACAGTATTATAACGAGGATATATGTTACAAAAAATAGGTTTTCAGCCAGGTATTAATAAACAACTTACACCTACAGGAGCAGAAGGTCAGTGGGTTGATTGTGATAATGTTCGTTTTAGATATGGTACACCTGAAAAAATAGGTGGTTGGAATCAATTAGGCACTGCAAGTGAAAATGAGCTTACAGGAGCAGGTAGAGGTCTTCATCATTTTATAAGCTCAACATCTATTAAATTTGCTATTATAGGAACAAATAGAATTTTATATGCATATTCAGGTGGTGTATTTTATGACATACACCCTATTCAAACGACAACAACTCTTACAAACGCTTTTAGCACGAGTAATGGATCATCTACTGTAACTATAACTTATTCTACTGCTCATAACTTAGTTCCTGGTGATATATTATTAATGGATAATTTTACAGCTATTACCAATTCTAATTATAGCGCTTCTGATTTTGATAACAAAAAATTTATGGTAGTTACAACACCTACAAATACAACTGCTACAATTACAATGTTATCAACTGAATCTGGATCTGGTGCAACAACTTCAGGTGGGATTAGAATTCAAAAATATTACACTGTTGGTCCAGCTGTTCAAGCTAAAGGATTTGGATATGGACTAGGTAACTGGGGTGGTGAAGATACTGCTGCTATTACAACAACTTTAAATGGAGCTTTAGGAGACAATGCATTTGGAACTGGAGGATCAGGAACTTCTATTACATTAACTAGCACTACAAACTTTCCTACATCTGGAACTAATTTTATTTTAGTTGGAACAGAAGAAATTTCTTATACAGGTGTTTCTGGAAATGACTTAACAGGAATTACTAGAGCAGTTAGAGGAACGACAAGAGCAGCACATAGTAATGGAGCAACTGTAACAAACTCAAGTAATTATGTTGCTTGGGGTGAAGCTGCTTCTGGTGATTTAGTTTTAGAACCAGGAATGTGGTCATTAGATAATTTTGGAGATAAAGCTATTTGTTTAATTCATGATGGTCCTTGTTTTGAATGGGATTCAAGTTTATCAAATGCAACAACTACAAGAGCAACAATTATATCTGGTGCACCAACTGCATCAAGACACATGGTTGTATCTACACCGGATCGTCACTTAGTTTTTTTTGGAACAGAAACAACCATTGGAGATTCGTCTACACAAGATGATATGTTTGTAAGATTCTCGGATCAAGAAGATATAAACACATACATACCAACAGCAACCAATACGGCTGGTACACAAAGACTGGCCGACGGATCACAGATCAGAGGAGCAATTAGAGGTCGTGATGCTATTTATGTTTGGACTGATACAGCGTTATTCACTCAACGTTTTGTTGGACAACCATTTACTTTTGCGTTTGCACAGGTTGGGACTAACTGTGGACTAGCCGGACAGAATGCATGTGTAGAAGTTGACGGTGCTGCATACTGGATGTCAGAGAATGGTTTTTTTAGATACGCTGGTAAATTAGAATCATTACCATGTTTAGTAGAAGATTTTGTTTATGATGATATAAATTTAGATTCTGGTAATCAAATGATATCTGCTGGACTAAATAATCTTTTTGGTGAAGTTGTATGGTTTTATCCAACGTCTTCATCTTCTGTAGTAAACCGAATGGTTTCATATAATTATTTTGATTCATCACCACAAAGACCTGTATGGACTGTTGGAACATTAGCAAGAACAATGTGGAGAGACTCTGCAGTATTTGGATTACCACACGCACTAGAATATGATGCAGATACAGATACTTCTTTTGATGTAATTGGTAATACAGAAGGTAGAACTGCATATTACGAACATGAAACAGGAACAGATCAAAATAAAAATGGAACTATAACTGCTATTACTTCAAGCATATCTTCTGGAGACTATGATATTACACAAGCAAGAGCACAAGGCACAGGGCAAGCTACCGGTGTTGCAACTTTCAGAGGAGATGGTGAATTTATTATGAAGATAAGAAGATTTATACCAGACTTTATATCTCAAACAGGCAATACTCAAATTACATTACAGTTAAGAAATTATCCTAATGATAGTCAAGCTAGTTCTGCATTAGGTCCTTTTACAATATCATCAGCAACACAAAAAGTAGACACACGTGCAAGAGCTAGAGCTGTTGCATTAAAAATAGCAAACACAACAACTAATCAAAGTTGGAAACTAGGAACTTTTAGATTAGATGTACAACCGGATGGACGAAGATAATGGCAAAAATTGTACAGGTTATAACTAGACCATCAAAGGAATATGATCTTGGAACAGCAGAAGCTCAGGTAAGAGATCTTGATGCTATTGTAGAAAAATTAAACTCAACATATCAAGAAGATTTAAAAGAGGAGATAGAAGCATTTAACTTCTTTATAAACTAATGGCTAATCAATTTAAATTTGTAGGTGTAGATAACAGTACAACAGGTAGTGCACTGACTCCGTTTGGATCAGGTAATCCTTTAGTTAGTGAAACTTATGTTATTAAATCAATATTAGTAACATCAGCTGGCACACCTAGTATTACTGTTACAAATAACAGTATTACAGCTATAAAATCAGCAGCTTTAACAGCAAATGTTACAACAGAATTATTGACCCAACCTTTAGTAGTAGAAGGTGGAAGCAGTTTTACTGTATTATCAAGCACATCAGATTCATTTGATGTTGCAATTAGTTATTTAAATATTAAGAAAGAGGTAACAGTATAATGAGTGATATACCAACAATAACACCAGATAAGGTGATAGAAAAAATATCAAATAAAAAAACAGGCGAAGTATATAAAAATGACAATGAATGGAAATCTAAAGGTATATCTCCAGATGATATACGAAAAGATGTAACTCTCATGATGCCTAGCCTTGATTTATTTGGAAAAACAAAATAGAATAGATAAATGGCCATAACTAACGCACAACAAGCTAAACAAATAATGAACGAAGGTAGACCTATGAAAAAAATTAAAGGTCAAGACCATATGTTAGCTTATATTACACCAAACGAAGCTAATAAATTAGTTAAGTTAGGTGGTCAAGAAACAATGACACCCGAAGGAATTTTAGCTTATCCTGAGTTTGACAATTATACAGAAGTTGGTGGTGGATCAAGATCAGATTTTGAAGGTGGTGCATACGGTGGAACAGGTAATGCAGGAGGTGGTGATAATAGACCAGACCCAGGTTTTCAAAATGCATTAAGACAACAAAAAATAGAAAAAAAGAAAAAAGAAGCTAGAGATGAAGGTTTTAGAACTACAGGTAGTGTAAAATATTCTCCTCCATCGTTTTTTCAAAATTTAAAAAATAAAGGTTTTCAATCAAGTATTAATAGAAATAAAGTTCAAGCTTTAAGAAAAATGAATTTACTTGATAAGGGACTGCCAGGTTTTTTTGGTAAAGTTGTTAGTGGTATAACGGGTAAAGTTCCTGATTGGGCAAAAGATATGACTGAAGAAGAATTAAATGAGGTGGCTGCAGATATACAAGCAATTAAAGATTATAATCAAGCAACATATAATCCAAATTTAAATCCAGATTTAAAAGGAAGTGGTTCTGAATTATTGGGTAGAACTTTTGATGCTCAAGATATTTTAAATACTGGGCAAATGACACAAACTGATTATGAAGAATTATTTCCAGGACCAACTTTACCAACAGGAGGTGACGGACCAAGTGATCCTTGTAAAGGACCCAACCCACCAGCATATTGTTTTGTAGGGATAAGATCAGCAGAAGCTGCAACACCAGTAGAAGAAGATGATGAAATTATTAATTACAGACTTATGAGCAAAGGTGGAAGTACAAACGATATATCTTTACAAGAAGCAAAAGACATGGCACCTAAAGGTGAGTTTCTTGCATACATAAATAAAAAAGAAGCCAACATGTTAAAAAAAGCTGGTGGTTCAGGTATTATGACAAACGCGGGTATACCTAGTTTTGTTGAGTATGGTGGACAAAGTGGTTTTGAAGGAGCAAAATCTACAGGTAGTGTGCAAGGTGATGTTGAAAGAGGTGAAGGTGATAGAGATCGAAGAAAAGTAGAACAATATAAAAAGCCTCCGTCACAAATTAAACCAGATTCAACTGTTTTTGACAAAACTAAAGCTTTAGCAACAGTTCCTTTAAATTTTATTGGTAGTTTATTTGGAAATCCTTTTAATCCAAAAAACCCAATTCAAGTAATAAATACAAAAGCACAAAAAGACTATTTAGATTATTTAGCTAATCAAAAAGAAGATGACACAGGGGTATTAAGTTATGATGATTATGGAACTAAATTTAATTTAAGTGATTTAAAAGATCCAATTGCTTTTTCAACCGCCATGACAATGGGTGGCACTGGTTTTAAAAAAGCAGACACTGGAGATATCACGTACAGTGGTGGTACTTATAATTTTGATGGGGCTGTTCCTTTTATTGATTCAGGAGGATTAATGGGATTAGCATATAGAGGTGGAGAATTTTTAGGTGATAAACTTAAACCTGCAAAATTAGCAGATGGTGGCATGCCATACGAAGGTGGTGAGATGGACTTTGAATCAGCAAGACAGATGTATGGTCTAGGTAAACTTGTTAAGAAAGTTACAAGATCAGTTAAGAAGATAGCTAAGTCACCAATAGGTAAAGCTGCGATAACATATGGTTTATTTAAAGGTTTTAAAAACCCTGCTGTTCAAAAATTTTTATTTGGATTACCTAGTGGAAATCCAATAGTTTCTCCAACAAAAGGTCTTTTTGGTGTAGGTGGTAAGTTTGCACTTGGAAAAGGTAGCTTAGGAATAGGTTCTTTAATAGGAGGAACTACTTTACTATCGGGTCTAATGACATCAAAAGAGGAAGAGGAAGAAAAACCATTATATGCAGGAGCAGATATAGATGATGTTGATACTATTATAAATAATCCATATGCATATACAAATCCAAGATTATTGGCTGAAGGTGGATCTACAGAGAAAAAAGAACCTGTAGCTAAAAAAGTTATGCCATTATTAGATATGGATGGTAAAGAAAAAGATTACAGAGAGACAGGTGGTTTCGTTGACATGGGTAGAATGGAAAAGGCAGACGATGTCCCTGCAAGATTGTCTAAGAATGAGTTTGTATTTACAGCTGATGCTGTTAGAAATGCAGGCGACGGAAGTGTAGACAAAGGCGCAGAAGTT